TTTTAATTGTTATTAATATGTGGTTCTTTTTTGAAACCGAGTGCAATATATACCCCCCTATTTTATCAATTAACTACAATAGTGACGAACGGTAATAAAAGCCGTATGAACGGCAAAACACCCCAAACAACCCCTAAAACAAGCCAATAAAACATCAACCAACACAAACACCCACAAACAACAATAAAACTCAGTAACGGGCAAATAAACAACCAAAACAAACCACTAAGCAAACAAAACAGATAAGCCAATAATAAAACCTTAACACATTACAAAAAAACATATATGTTATAAAAGCAAACACATAAGGCAAAACAAGTACGAAACAAATCCTATTTACGCAAACGATTGCACTTAACCCATTGAAAATAAAAACCATAACAGCAACCAAACTCAAATAATTACACCAGATAACAACTAACATAAGCAAACAGTAAAAGCTAAAATTATTAAACCCATCAATAAAAAACAAGTAAATGAAAGCGAAAAAATCCAAACGTAAAAGTTAGAGGCACACGGTTTGAGCAAGTGAAAGACCACCCGACCCAGTCACGCTGCAAAGGGGCGGGGAGGCTTGAACATCGGTGGCTGCATAATGTTTTATTTTTTCTATTATTTTTTTTTTTTTGGGTTTTAAGTTGTAGTGCAATCGTGTGCGTAGATTGGGTTATGTTGTTTGGATTGGTGGGTTTATTTTTGTGTTTCAAACGAGTTAAATAATGAGTGATATACAGCTTACAATAAGGAATGTGATAGCATTAACATTGGCTGATTTTGATGTAAAATTACTGCGACAGGAAGATGAATTAGAAGTAAAGGAAGGGTTATTTAGCCCAACTGAAATACTTGTTCAATTAGCAATTTCCCAAGACAATATACTTAATGCTTTACAGAAATTTGGATATGATATTGATAAACCTTTAAATTAAAATTACTATGGGCTATTATGAAAATTGGCAACGAGAAAAGTATGGCAATGTAACGCCAGTAAAAAAATTAAATCTGCGTAAAGACGAAGACGAAATTGATAGCGAACAAAGCTCCGATTTTGATTTTGTAGGCGACAGTTTTATGTTTGATGATGGTATTGCTAACAAAACTAAAAACGAACAATAATGCACATAAGCAAAATACACTATGAGATAAAGTTCCCAACAATGCAGTTTGGTAACGAAGTATTATTTGTAGAATATACTTTACAACCAGGTGAATCAGCAGATGAAGCAATGAAAGCTGCAAGGGAGTTTGTATGGACTAATCATAAGCAAAACAATCCCCATCTTTACCAAGATGAAGAAACAAAAGTATCAGACATAGCCAATGCAGTAATAGATAAAAAGCAACGTCCAAAAAATCAAATTGATGCAATGGTATTCGACATTCAATCAGTAACAGAATTAACTGTACTTAAAAGCTACGAATTACTTTGCAAAAACAATCCTAAACTTCAAGAAGCATATCAAAATAAATTAAAACAGTTGAACAATGGATAGAAATAAAACAATATACAATGCAATGTTATTTTTTGCAGCATTATTTATAATATCATTAACAGCATTTGTAGTATCTATTATATATTCAATTGGGATGCAAGACACATCATTTAGAATTGATTATAAAATAGAATTTATTATTGGATTAATTTCATTTTTAGGACTTATTATTACATACATTTCATCAGAATTATCATAGCAAAAAACTAAAAGAACTAAATAATGAATAGCACAAACTTCAATAACGTAAAAATAAGGTCAAGTGCATTAGGACTGATTAATACAGAACCAAGAGGCAAAACCAATTTAGAAAAATACAACGATTTAGCTGCATTACTATCAGAAGAAGAAGTAAAGTACGATGGTATGAAGAAAGAACTTAAAAGTGCCATTGCTAAAGCAGAGAAAATAGCAAAATTAAGAGCAGAATTAGAGGTGCTTGAGCCAATAAAATACGATTCGCAGCTATCCGAAACCTGCAAATCCTATTTAGTGCAAACTTACATATTAGAAAAGTATGGTCGAGTTAAAGAAGTATCTACCAAAGAAATGAAAAAAGGTATTTTGGCTGAGGATGATAGTATAGGTTTAGTTAGTGTTATTGATGGTATATTTTACGAAAAAAACACCGAAAGATTTAGCAACGATTTCATTACAGGTACGCCAGACATTATAAATGGAAATGAAATTATAGACATTAAAAGCTCGTGGGATATTTTTACATTCCTTTCAAACGTACAAGAACCAATTAGCGACATTTACTACGCACAATTACAAGGTTATATGGCACTAACAGGGGCAACAGTAGGAACAATAGCTTACTGCCTTACAGATACGCCATTATCAATAGTTGAAGGCGAAAAATACTCCTTATTAAGAAACCTAGATGTTGTTACAGAAGAAGACCCTGCATACAAAAGAGAAGTAGAGAAACTAGAAAGAAATAGATTTTTTAAAGACATACCAATAGAGGAAAGGGTATTGACATTTAGCATTGACAGAGATGATGCTTTTATAGAAAAAATTTATAGAAAAGTAGAGAAATGCAGAGAATTTTTATACGAATTTGAGCAGTCCCACCTAAGTTTTTCAAAAAACAATCGCAAAAAAACCTATATAGTATAGGTTTTTTTGTATATTTGCCTTATGGCAAAACGATTTTTAACTGTTCACGGCATACCAATCCCACCTTTCAAAGAGCAAAAATATGGCTCTACAAGTACAACTATTAGATTTGTGCTAACAGGTAAAATACCTGCGAAAAAAAACAACCAAATGTCTGTTACTGTTAGAAAAGTAGCACGAGATTGGGCTAAAAAACAATCAACAAAAAGACAAGCAACGTGGTCGGATGTTCACAAAGCTATTTCTATGTGTTCATCAAAAATGCGTGGCAATGTAAAGTACAATGATTTCTTAAAACAATCCAAGCCAATAATTTTAGAACAGATGCAAGTCTGGTCAAAAAGGTTAGAGCATCGTGGCATAGTATTCCCGATATCAAAAGCCACTATGTCATTGAAATTTTACTTCAAAGACAAGTATGTAAGAGATTGCGTAAATGCACAACAAACTATCCAAGATTTACTAGTTGATTGTGGTGTTATAGTAGATGACAATTATAACGCATTAAATCCAATTACTGCACAAGCCGCTTGCTACCCAGACGAATTAATCTATTCTATTACCTCAATTGTACTTACCTTTAATATGTAAACTAACTAACGTTAGTATTACTATTGTACCATTGGTGTTAGTATAAAAACCATTGTGCATTAGCTATTTTATTAGCTTTTGGGTTTTAGTATTATGCACACATTATGTTGCGTAATTAAACGCAACGCAATTATAAATTATATATAATTTATAATTGCGTTGCGTTTAATTACGCAACATAATGTGTGCATAATACTAAAACCCAAAAGCTAATAAAATAGCTAATGCACAATGGTTTTTATACTAACACCAATGGTACAATAGTAATACTAACGTTAGTTAGTTTACATATTAAAGGTAAGTACAATTGAGGTAATAGAATAGATTAATTCGTCTGGGTAGCAAGCGGCTTGTGCAGTAATTGGATTTAATGCGTTATAATTGTCATCTACTATAACACCACAATCAACTAGTAAATCTTGGATAGTTTGTTGTGCATTTACGCAATCTCTTACATACTTGTCTTTGAAGTAAAATTTCAATGACATAGTGGCTTTTGATATCGGGAATACTATGCCACGATGCTCTAACCTTTTTGACCAGACTTGCATCTGTTCTAAAATTATTGGCTTGGATTGTTTTAAGAAATCATTGTACTTTACATTGCCACGCATTTTTGATGAACACATAGAAATAGCTTTGTGAACATCCGACCACGTTGCTTGTCTTTTTGTTGATTGTTTTTTAGCCCAATCTCGTGCTACTTTTCTAACAGTAACAGACATTTGGTTGTTTTTTTTCGCAGGTATTTTACCTGTTAGCACAAATCTAATAGTTGTACTTGTAGAGCCATATTTTTGCTCTTTGAAAGGTGGGATTGGTATGCCGTGAACAGTTAAAAATCGTTTTGCCATAAGGCAAATATACAAAAAAACCTATACTATATAGGTTTTTTTGCGATTGTTTTTTGAAAAACTTAGGTGGGACTGCTCAAATTCGTATAAAAATTCTCTGCATTTCTCTACTTTTCTATAAATTTTTTCTATAAAAGCATCATCTCTGTCAATGCTAAATGTCAATACCCTTTCCTCTATTGGTATGTCTTTAAAAAATCTATTTCTTTCTAGTTTCTCTACTTCTCTTTTGTATGCAGGGTCTTCTTCTGTAACAACATCTAGGTTTCTTAATAAGGAGTATTTTTCGCCTTCAACTATTGATAATGGCGTATCTGTAAGGCAGTAAGCTATTGTTCCTACTGTTGCCCCTGTTAGTGCCATATAACCTTGTAATTGTGCGTAGTAAATGTCGCTAATTGGTTCTTGTACGTTTGAAAGGAATGTAAAAATATCCCACGAGCTTTTAATGTCTATAATTTCATTTCCATTTATAATGTCTGGCGTACCTGTAATGAAATCGTTGCTAAATCTTTCGGTGTTTTTTTCGTAAAATATACCATCAATAACACTAACTAAACCTATACTATCATCCTCAGCCAAAATACCTTTTTTCATTTCTTTGGTAGATACTTCTTTAACTCGACCATACTTTTCTAATATGTAAGTTTGCACTAAATAGGATTTGCAGGTTTCGGATAGCTGCGAATCGTATTTTATTGGCTCAAGCACCTCTAATTCTGCTCTTAATTTTGCTATTTTCTCTGCTTTAGCAATGGCACTTTTAAGTTCTTTCTTCATACCATCGTACTTTACTTCTTCTTCTGATAGTAATGCAGCTAAATCGTTGTATTTTTCTAAATTGGTTTTGCCTCTTGGTTCTGTATTAATCAGTCCTAATGCACTTGACCTTATTTTTACGTTATTGAAGTTTGTGCTATTCATTATTTAGTTCTTTTAGTTTTTTGCTATGATAATTCTGATGAAATGTATGTAATAATAAGTCCTAAAAATGAAATTAATCCAATAATAAATTCTATTTTATAATCAATTCTAAATGATGTGTCTTGCATCCCAATTGAATATATAATAGATACTACAAATGCTGTTAATGATATTATAAATAATGCTGCAAAAAATAACATTGCATTGTATATTGTTTTATTTCTATCCATTGTTCAACTGTTTTAATTTATTTTGATATGCTTCTTGAAGTTTAGGATTGTTTTTGCAAAGTAATTCGTAGCTTTTAAGTACAGTTAATTCTGTTACTGATTGAATGTCGAATACCATTGCATCAATTTGATTTTTTGGACGTTGCTTTTTATCTATTACTGCATTGGCTATGTCTGATACTTTTGTTTCTTCATCTTGGTAAAGATGGGGATTGTTTTGCTTATGATTAGTCCATACAAACTCCCTTGCAGCTTTCATTGCTTCATCTGCTGATTCACCTGGTTGTAAAGTATATTCTACAAATAATACTTCGTTACCAAACTGCATTGTTGGGAACTTTATCTCATAGTGTATTTTGCTTATGTGCATTATTGTTCGTTTTTAGTTTTGTTAGCAATACCATCATCAAACATAAAACTGTCGCCTACAAAATCAAAATCGGAGCTTTGTTCGCTATCAATTTCGTCTTCGTCTTTACGCAGATTTAATTTTTTTACTGGCGTTACATTGCCATACTTTTCTCGTTGCCAATTTTCATAATAGCCCATAGTAATTTTAATTTAAAGGTTTATCAATATCATATCCAAATTTCTGTAAAGCATTAAGTATATTGTCTTGGGAAATTGCTAATTGAACAAGTATTTCAGTTGGGCTAAATAACCCTTCCTTTACTTCTAATTCATCTTCCTGTCGCAGTAATTTTACATCAAAATCAGCCAATGTTAATGCTATCACATTCCTTATTGTAAGCTGTATATCACTCATTATTTAACTCGTTTGAAACACAAAAATAAACCCACCAATCCAAACAACATAACCCAATCTACGCACACGATTGCACTACAACTTAAAACCCAAAAAAAAAAAAATAATAGAAAAAATAAAACATTATGCAGCCACCGATGTTCAAGCCTCCCCGCCCCTTTGCAGCGTGACTGGGTCGGGTGGTCTTTCACTTGCTCAAACCGTGTGCCTCTAACTTTTACGTTTGGATTTTTTCGCTTTCATTTACTTGTTTTTTATTGATGGGTTTAATAATTTTAGCTTTTACTGTTTGCTTATGTTAGTTGTTATCTGGTGTAATTATTTGAGTTTGGTTGCTGTTATGGTTTTTATTTTCAATGGGTTAAGTGCAATCGTTTGCGTAAATAGGATTTGTTTCGTACTTGTTTTGCCTTATGTGTTTGCTTTTATAACATATATGTTTTTTTGTAATGTGTTAAGGTTTTATTATTGGCTTATCTGTTTTGTTTGCTTAGTGGTTTGTTTTGGTTGTTTATTTGCCCGTTACTGAGTTTTATTGTTGTTTGTGGGTGTTTGTGTTGGTTGATGTTTTATTGGCTTGTTTTAGGGGTTGTTTGGGGTGTTTTGCCGTTCATACGGCTTTTATTACCGTTCGTCACTATTGTAGTTAATTGATAAAATAGGGGGGTATATATTGCACTCGGTTTCAAAAAAGAACCACATATTAATAACAATTAAAA